GTTAAATGGTTTTATAAAACATTAGAAGATTGGCAAACAGAATTCCCATTCTGGTCAACAATGACTATCAGAAGGACTTTAACCAACTTAGAAAAACAGAAAGTCATTAGAATTGGGAACTTTAATAAGAAAAAATTTGACAAAACAAAATGGTACACAATCGAGTATCAATGTGTGAACAGACGATGTGTTCAATCTGAACAGACGATGTGTTCAAATAGAACAGATGGATGTGTTCAAAATGAACAGACCTATACCAGAGAATACACAGAGACTACTACAGAGAATAATAATAATGTCTCAGAGGAGAAACAGAGTAAGGCTGTTTGGACTGATGAGACCAGACATATTATTGATTATCTAAATAAACGCTCTGGAAAGAAATGGTCAGTTAAGACTAAGAAGACAGTACAGCTAATCCATAAGCTGCTAGACAATGGATTCACAGTTGAAGACTTTGAGAAAGTTATTGATTTCAAGTGTAAGCAGTGGCTGAATAACGAGGAGATGAATAAGTATCTAAGACCAGAAACACTATTCGGCGGAAAGTTTGAAAGATACTTAAACGAGGCACCAGTAAGAGTGCAGCAAGCATCTTCTGTACAATCAGTGGCAGATAAGATGAGAGAGCTATATGGCTCAGAATGGCAGGCTTGATATGAATAACTTTGAATTAGAGAAATCAATCATAGCAGCACTGCTGCAAGACTTCGACAAAGCACAATCAACGTACCTGCAAGCTGAGTGGTTTACGGATAACAATTTTAAAACGATCTTTGAAATTTTGAATAATAACGGCAGCCGTCTAGATGGACTGATGGAGTTATTCGCTAAAGTGAGAGCTGAATTAAAAGATAAGACTATCGGATATGAGTATCTGATGGCCTTGCAGCAATCTAACGCGACTACAAGCGGATTAGATTATCTTGCAAATCAGCTACATCATGAGTATTTAAGAGCGAAGTTAGAGAAAGTAAAAGCAGAACATACAGCATTCCCAACTAAACAGCTTGAGGATGAAATGCTAGAACTATTGAACGCAATTTCTAAGCTTTCACGCAAAAAGAATGTTGGTGATTTAGCTGAAACATTCGAGCAATTCGAGTATGAACTTGAACACGATATCGAAGACGGGATAAAGACATTCAGCGGATTGGATGCAGCACTTGGAGGCGGAATTGGTCCAGGAATGCTAGTGACTGTAGGAGCTAGGCCATCAGTCGGAAAGAGTGCCTGGACAATCAATCTAATCGATAGAGCGCTACAGAGAAACGACGGATTAAGAGTAGACCTGTTTAGCTTGGAGATGAGCAAAAAGGAAGTATTCTCACGATTTGTAGCAAAGATGACTACTCTGAATACGTACTACCTTCGCAAGATGAATAGAATGCTAAAACCTGGAGATAAAGAGCTAGTGAGAGCGACTATTGAGTATTTCAAGCAGAAAGACTTGAAAGTATATGACACGGTATCTGAAATCAATCACATTCTTGGAATTATTAAAGAACGTGCTGCAGGTCAAGCACCAGGTAAATATTTAGCAGTCATCGATTATGTTGGTTTAATCAAGGTTAACAACAATCGTGATAGAAGGTTACAAATCGAGCAGATTACAAGGGAATTGAAGAACCTTGCTAATGAACATCAAGTACCTATCGTTATCTTATCGCAGTTATCTCGTGGAGTTGAACAGCGTCAGGACAAATCACCAATCTTGAGTGATTTAAGGGAGTCAGGCTCAATCGAGCAAGATTCAAATGTCGTTGGATTCTTAAGCAACGAAGAGACTGAAGAGAATCACGAAGGCTATCAACGAGTGAAGTTCTCCATCAAGAAGAACCGTGAAGGTGATTTGATGGATTCAACATTCAAGTTCTATAAGGCTCAAATGAATTTTGTAGAGGAGTTTGAGCGTAGATGAATGCAAGAGAATTTGAAAACATTATGCAATCGGAAGGATTAAAAACAACTCGAGCAGTAATGATCATGTTGCAAGAGGCTAAGAAGTGCCAGAAGAACATTAAGGCAATGAGTATGTATAAACATCTTCCTTACGCTGCAGAATACATCGAAAAGCAGGAAGAACAGAAAGACAAAGCTATATGGCAAGCGCTGGAAGTGGCTCAACTAGAAAAGATGTATGGATTTAGATTAGTTGAGGATAGAAATGATGTAATAATAGCCACTTACATTGTAGAGAACCCACACAGCGAAATCATGAAGAGAATCAGAAGAGATATAGAAATAATGGCAGAATTGGAGAAAGAGTATGGCATTTGCGATTAAAAACAGCAATATGTATTTCAAACAAATTGTAGATCACAGCAGCATAGCCGGATATTTGGATAGAAAACATCCAGTTAAAACATTTGAATTCAAAGCAAGTCAAAGTGAAGCAATGAAATTTAAAAATTACGGTGAAGCTAGAAAGTACATGAAGGAAAACGGATTGAGCGGAAACATCATTGAAATAACCGTTTCAAGTCCTTTCCACATTAACAAGATGGAAAAGAATATCGGCCCTAATAGGTTAGATGCTTGGTATGATTCAGTCTTATTAAAGACTAGAGACGATATTGAGGAAATGATTGCTGATTCAGAAAACAATTTCAAACACATGGCTAGAGACATTCTGAAAGTAAGAACAGTCACATTAAATGTGTTTTTAAGAAATCCGTATGAAATCGGATGGCAGACTAGAAAGAAAATCATGGATAGATTAGAAGATTATTTTGAAGGAGCTGGAATGAAATGAATTTAAATGATCCAATTAAAAAAAGACAAATCGAACGTGAAGAGTTAATCCGATTAGTTCAAAACTGGTTTGTAGACCGTGACCTGGATACATTGGACGGAAGCGGGCAACTAATCAAACTACAAGAAGAAGTGGATGAATTAAAGGACGCGTATATCAGCATTAACCGAGATGAAGAGATTGATGCGGTTGGAGATATCACAGTAGTCCTAATCGGATATTGCATGCAGCGCAAACTTGATTTCATGGAGTGCCTAGAAAGTGCTTATAACGAGATTAAGGACCGTAAAGGTAAAGTTATCAACGGTGTGTTCGTGAAAGAGGTGCAGTAATGGATTTGGTGAACGTGAGCAAAGAATCAGCTGAAAATGCGAAAATCAAAGAGGCAGTAAACAAACCAAGCCACTATATTGGTGACAAAGGTTTAGAAGTTAAAGAAGTCTTAGAAAACTTTGTGAAAAATAAAAGCGGTATGGAGGCGCATCGTTGGTGTAGCGCGGTTGAATATTTATTACGATACGCAGAAAAAAACGGTGTTGAAGATTTAAAGAAAGCTCGTAAAAATATTGATTGGTTGATTGAAGAAGGGGATATCAAATGAAACTAATAGATAAATTGAAAGACGATGTACATTACTTGATTGTGGCGCATTGCAAATATAAGGACATGTTGATGTATGACAGAGCGTTGAAGCAGTTCCAAAAAGATATCAATTATGAATAGCTCGAAGAAATGAGTTACGATGAACGATTCGCTTTCTTACTTGGGTTTGAAACATCGTTGAAGGCGATAGATAATGCAATCAAATTGAACGAACAATTGAAGGAAAATCCCGAAATGATTGAATGGCCGAAGAGGTTAGACCCTAATGATTATAAATATTGATGAAATTATCAAAGCTTATGAAAAGAAACACGGACCAATCGAAATCGATGGACACTATGGCGAGCAAGTTGTGATAAAACAAGATGAAAATCTATTCATGTACATCACCCCTTGGCTTATGTATAGAGAAGTATGGGAAAGCAGCAAACGGATCCTAGATATAAAGGAGGATAATTATGGACGATACAAACGAAAGCGAAAAACTGATGAAGGAATTGAAACTAATCGACGAAGGATTCAACAAGTTCATCGAATCAATTGGAGAAGCGTTGAACAAATTGTTCTATCCAAAAGAAGATGAATGGAAGATGAAATGTCCGTATAAGATTGGAGATAATTATTGGATAATTTGTGACAGTGGAGAATTTGAAAAGGTAATCTGGAATGACTACAACCTCGACAAGGAAGTATTCATCGCAGGTAATGCCTTTCTAACTAGAGAAGCAGCCGAACTCGAAGCGAAACGCAGAAACTTACTAACACGATTCAGAGCGTTCAGAAATGAGTGCAATGATGGTTGGATGCCGGATTTTAGTGATGATGAAGAAAAATATTATTTATACTATTCGATTTTGGAAGAATGTATTGATGTCGGTTGGATAGTTCTGGGCTGTTCTTTTAACATTTTCGGTTACTTCAAAAACAGAGAAGATGCCGAACGTGCTATTGAATTGTTTGGTGATGAAATTAAAAGACTATTTATTGATTGTGAGTGTGACTAGATGACGGAATTTGATGTAGATAAGGCTATTGATTTGAAACTTGAAGGCTACTCATGGGCGGAAGTTGCGCAAAGGATGGGTTTTAACGATTTACAAGCAATTGAAAGAATCCGGATTAGATGTAGAAGGCATCCAAGATATCCGGAAATTCAACAATCCAATTCCAGCACTAAACAAAATGAAACTAGATATCAAAAGAAGGATATCAAGTCGGATGGCTCAATTGGTTCAGAAATCAAGATTGGAAGAAAGAATAAAAAAGTATTCACGGATGAAGAACTTCTAAGATTACACGGGTTTGATCCAAAGATTTTTAAATTAAAATCTATCACATCAAACGAATGGACTACACCTATTGCAGGCTCAACATATTACAATTACCAATCAAAGATTGTAGCGGTTAGGAAAGAACCAGAAATCACTGCAGAAGATATTGAAAGAGTACTAAGCAAGTTAAAACCACGGAAAATAGAGTTATCGTGTGAAGAAATTCCGGAAGAATATTTATTGATTCCGTTATCAGATATGCACTTTGGATTGAATTCTAAATATGACTACGCTGCATTACAACGTGAAATAGCAGATAGAATTTTGAACAGGTATGCAGAAATTCTAATCACATTGCACGGTGATTACTTCCATGTGGATAATCTTTTAAATACAACTGAAAAAGGAACGCGGATTGATGAAGTTGATTTTGATGCAAGCATTGAAGATGGATTCAATTTCATAATGCCACTACTCGATTTAGCATTAGAGAATAGCAGAAAGGTAACATTGGTTTATTTAAAAGGGAACCACGCACCTTCCACAGATTTTGTATTTGTTAAAGCATTACAAAAGCTATATACACAAATCAAATTTGATTTGAAATTTGATGAATATAAACATGCTAGACTGGGGCCACATTCAATCTTTCTACATCATGGAGATAAGATTAAAAATCCGGGAAAGCTGCATCAAGTGATTACTGCTAAATTTAGCAAAGAGTGGGGAGAAAGCCAATCAAGATATTTAATTACAGGGCATTTCCACCACGAAAAATCACTATCTTTTGCGGGGCTTACATGGTATCAATTGCAAAGCCCAAGCAAGCCATCTAGCTATGATAGTACTTTTGGATATGACATTAGCGAATCCGGACAAATGTTGTTTGAGTTCACAAAATATAAACGCAGTGCCATTTACTTTGTATAGACGGAAGGAGAATAAACATGGAGAATAAACAATATAGCGGTTGTTCATTAGGTTTTGTAGCAGTATTAAGTTTAAGCTTGATTTTATTGATTTTGAAGTTAATGGGTGTTCCGTTGAAATGGATTGTGGTGGCAGCACCGTTAACAGGTTCAATTATGATTTTCTTAATCTTGCTATTCTTATCAGCAGTAGCACAGTTAATTTTGAAAGCAGCAGAAAAAATGCAGGGCTGACATGAAAATACTATTGTTTTTAGAAAATGGAAAAGCATTTGAATTTAAAGAAGTTCAAGATTTTGATAGATACGAAAATAGCACTTGGTTTACATATTTGGATGAAGAAACAGGTAAAAGAATGAGTGCCACTTTTAAGAATGATAAATTAGTTGGAATAGCAAAGGATGAGTAATTTGAAAGTAACAGTATATAGTAAACCATCTTGCATGCAATGTGAGATGACTAAGATGTATTTAGATCAGCATAAAATTAAATTTGAAACAGTTGATGTTTTTGAAACTGAAGGGGTATTAGAAAAAATCAAATCATACGGATTTAAAGGTATGCCGGTAGTAGTGATTGATGATAATTTTGATAATGCGTGGGTAGGCTACAATCCGGATAGATTGGAAGAATTAGAAAAGGGGGAATAAATATGATTAACAATGTATGTTTAGTAGGCAGATTAACTAGACCGGTAGATTTAAGATACACATCAAACGGAACTGCTTTTGGTTCATTCTCATTAGCGATTGACAGGAACTATAAAAAAGAAAGTGGAGAAAAGGAAACAGATTATATTAATTGTGTAATTTGGAGAAAACCGGCAGTTAATCTATCTAATTTCACTAAAAAAGGCTCATTGATTGGAGTTGAAGGAAGATTACAATCAAGAAGTTACGAAAATAAAGAAGGTCAAAAAGTATATGTGACGGAAGTGCTAGTAGAAAACTTTTCATTACTAGAATCCAAAGCAGTAACAGAAGGTAGACAACAAGCGCCAATTGGAAATGTAGAACAAGTTCAATTTGGAGAAGTTAACGATGACGATTTACCATTCTAAAGAAAGAAGGTGTAAATACTTGGAAAGTATAGATTTGTTTGATTATCCGGAACTGAACTACATCAAAACAAAACAAGCAGTGATGCAAGTAATAGGCAGATACAAGAACGCTTTAAATAAACTATACTTGAAAAGTATGCCAAGCATCACTCCACATTATACAATCGTACCGCCAAGCTTTACTAACCAATTTCATTCATCAACTGAAGATGCTGCATTGTATGCTGATACAGTTGGAAAGAAGTTCAAAGATTATGTAGACCGTGTGAATACTGCATTAAATAGTATTCCGGCAACTAACCGGATAGTGATTTACAAATCATTGATTTTGGAACAAAGTGATGTGAAGATTGGAAATGAATTGAATTACAGTGAATTCACAATACGAGATTTAAGAATGGAAGGCATCACGCAACTAGCCTATGCACTTGGTGTGGATGTTTATGATTAAAAAATTGTAGATTTTACTAAAAAAAGTTTGTAGAAATACAAAAGGGATATATATTAAAATATGTATTGTAAGAAAGTGTAAATAAAAGGAAAACATGCGGAAACATGATTCCGGAGCCAGTCTTGAAAAAGGTGTATATACGTTGAGAATGTAGACGATTCTTAACAGTGCCGCAGTGGTTGTATGACGGTTCGATTCCGTCAGCGGTAATTCCCAAATAAAATACCCAACCTTAACTGTTGAGAGCGTACATGTAAATTGTGCGCTCTTAATTGTTTTGCATTAGAAAGGAGTAAAAGCATGAACTTTGTTGAGCCTATACGTGATCCCGATGATATCCAAGCAATGAAAGATTACTTAAAAGAATGGAACGAACGCAATTACATGCTTTTTGTTTTTGGGATTAACTTAGGATTGAGAATTAGTGACATTATCAAATTAAAAGTAAAGGATGTTCAAGGTAATTACATCCAAACAAGAGAGATGAAAACCGGAAAAATCTTAAAAAGAAAGATGAATAGATATCTAAGAAAAGAAGTACAAGAATATGTAAAGGAAATGAATCCACAAGATTACCTATTCAAAAGCCGGAAAGGAAAGAACAGACACATCACAAGGGAAGCTGCTTATTACATTTTAAAAGCAGCCGCTGAAGATATTGGAATTGATAATGTTGGAACTCATACGATGAGAAAAACTTTTGGTTATCATCACTATAAAAGAAATAAGGATGTTGGGATGTTGATGGTGTTATTCAATCATGCTAGTCCGGATATAACACTTAGATATATTGGAATTCAGCAAGACCAACAAGATAGAACAATGGATGATTTTAACCTTTAATTTAACATATTGAGAATTTGTAAATTCAAAAAGAGAAAGTTTAAAGAATGTTGATATATCAATGAATTAAAGACATAAACGAATTTAACAGAATATAAGATATGATAAATTCAAGA